GACTATTAGTTTACTTGCTTAGATTTTCGCGTACTTAATAATACCGTAAGGCATTTTCGCGATAGTTGCCATAAATCCGTAGATAGCGACCTGTACCTGAAGGTTTGATACTACGTTTACTGACATATAGGCCTGAGGTCCACGATAAACTGTGAAAGCTTCAGGAGCCAAAATAATGGCTGAGTTATCATCTACTGCAGTCTGTGTAAAGTTACGATCTACGTAGAGATCAAGTCCAAGTACGTTACCGCGGATAGAGCCTGGGCCTACCTGTCCGGCTGCGTTCATTGGTTGGATCGCATTGTAAATTGGTCGCTTTGTAGTATCTGTAGCTGACATTAGTAGCTGCCACTGTGCACCGTTACCAATATAGTTTTGAGCAAAGTAACCGGTGTTTTCATAGATGAGCTTCGCAGCTTGTGAGCTGTAAGCAATAACTCCATCGCTATCAGCTGTAGTAGCTGAAGCGTTAGTACCTGCCGCAAGTAGAGCGTTAAGTACTGCAGTATCGATAGTAGTCAAATACGCGTTCTGAAGCTGATTTGTCAATTCCGCATAAAAATTTGGATCTGACCGCTCGAGGAGTTCGACTGAAATCGTATTCATACCGGCATACTTGCTTACTGTACCGGTTAGATATTCTGTAACCATACCTGTATTAGATACGTTACCAGCTTCGGCCTCTACTGTGACGGTTGGCGCTACGCCTGAACCTCCACCAGCTGAAGTAACAAGTGAGGGCACGTTAATAGTCATACCCTGATTTGGCAAAGTTCCCTGAGAGCAGGCATCGATAGCCGGAGTTCCAAAGCGTGTATTAGTTACAAACTCTGAAAGGTACTGAGTTGGGTTAAACGCTGGGTTAGTAGCGAAAGAATCATCTGCAGCGGTTACGTAGAGACGTGAATCATCGCTACCAAGTGCAGCTTTGATTTTGTGCTCTGTGTAAGTTGCCATAGAGACGATAGGTGAACGTGGTCTTTGTGAATCCAGTACGGATGGTCGGATTATCTTACGAGCGGCCTCGACTTTTTCAGCCTCGACCGGTGCATCTACCGGAGTTTCCTCCGGTGTATTTTCTGGGGCTGTAGTCACAGCTTCCTCGCTTTCAGTTTCTGTTTCGGTTTCGATCTCTACGATAGTCGTAGAAATAGTAGTTGTTTTTTCTTTTGTACTTGTGGCAGCTTCAATAGCGGCACGAGCCGCCATAATTTCATCGACGGATGCGCTACTAAAAGCGGCGCTCTCGACGAGCGATACTTCTTTCAGGACTGCAGCCGTGACGAGCAAGTAATCTCCCATCGGCTTAGAGGCAGTTACATCCACCCCTACGGATAAGCCTGATACTAGATTTTCTTGCGCTAACACAAGTGCATCCTGTCCCCGGGTGCTACTTGATAAACGAAAGGATCCATAAACTCCGGCGGTAGAATCACTAAACGAAATCGCTCGCCCTACCGGTTTATCTTGTTGGTGCTGCATCAATAATTTTATTTGTGAAGCTTCAGCGTAAGTAATGGAGCCGCGCTCAAACATAACTGGGCCTGCGCTTGTATGGCCGATTTCTCCATATGGTGCGACAAGTCCCGAGACGATACGGCGCTCTGTATCTGCAGCTTGAATTTCTTGATTAAACGTTAGTAGCACTTGTATCCCCTAGCGGTGTAAGTTGTTCCATCGATCTAGCTTCATCTAAACCAATTAAATCTAGGTTTAGCATTTTCTCGATAATATCTAAACGATCCTTTGCATCGACACGTAAAAACGTATCGTCTACCGCAAAACGCACCTGATTTTGGCTATTTGTAATATCGTTCATTGAGAGACGATCCTCAATAGCTGAGATATAAGGCTGTAGAGAATAAGCTACAAACTCTTTACGGCCATCTAAAATATTTTGGTACGTCATCGAGTTATTCATATCCGCGCTGATTAGGTAACTCGGTACGTTCATCGCGCGGCTGATTTCCGTGGCGAGGTATTGGCTGAAATCTACGTAGCCCATCTCTTTAGGAGAAAAGCCGATATTTTCTGCGCTGAGAGTAGAGGTCAAATATGCCGTACTGCGATTTCTGCGAGCCGAATTCCAACCGGCTAATATGCCTTGGATTTGTGACTCCGGTAAATCAGCACCGTTATTTTTTAAGATAGTAGTAGCCATTGGAGTAGCTGCGCTTACTGCCGCTGCCTTTTGTACATCCCAAGCCGCTTTAATAGTAGTACTTGCAGACTGTAAAACTCCAGGTAGTAGAGACTGAAAAGTTACAAGTGATCCGATACCCGACATAGGTACGAGGTTTCCATCTACAAAATAATCTTGTACTTCGGTACCGTATTTGTTAGTAGTGTAAGTAACGCGGTTATTAGCTACCCACTCAAAACCGGATGGTCTGCCGTCATCGGCATACAAAGAGGTTACGCGCCAATATGCAACCGCATAAAACATTAAACTATCTACGGTCGCAGCGATAGTTACGCTACGAGGTTGGCGCTGATCCGGCTGCTCTAACCAAACCGGAGAGCCTAATTTTTCGCCTGTTGATTTTTTATATAATCCTAAATCAATACTAGAGATTACTCCGGCCACAAGGTTACGGCATCGAGCTACGCTACTAACTTGCAAAGCAAAATTACGATCGATACCTACGCCGTTATATCCAAAAGAGGAGTTAGTATTAAACGATCCGTAGCCGTATGTAGTATCCATAACGGCCGGGGCATACTGGGCCTCGATAGTCGGCTTTTCAGCTGACTTAAAACCTAGTGTTTGTAGTAGTCCCATAGTCTCCATTTTCCCATATTGTCAAGCATAAGTACGGCTATATTGTGCGTGTCTAAACGTAAACTTTAGCCTCACCTAAAGGCTGGGTTAGTACGTGTACGACCATACTAACGCCGATTGCAATATCAACCGGGCCCGCGGATTTGCGCCGGATGATTCTCCAACTCGCATCGCTTTCTTTAGCGGCGCAGTTAGCCATAGAGGTAACTAGCTCATCTTGGCCCGAGTGGACTAGTCGCTTATTAGATAGAGCCTCGTAGAGATCGCCTGAGGCCTGATAACCCTTAGTCCCGGATATATCCATAATCTGAATACCGTTTACCTCAAGGCGTTTAGCGATTGAGGCGGTCGTGTACTTGTCATAAGCAACAGCTCTCGGGTAATAAATCTTGGCCCACTTGGCAATAGCGTTAGCTACAAAGAGCTCATCGATAGATACCTCGGAGTGAAATATCTCGAGGACCGCTACCCCTATCCGGCCATCGGGGAGTACTTGGCCCATTACGAGCGATCCATCTCGGCGGCTCGGTGCCACGTCAAAGGCAAAAATAGTAAGAGGCCCGGGTACAAGTTTTAGATCCTTATCGCCTGAATTTTCTACTGACATATGAGGCCACGGTGATTGGCTCGAACTGACCCACTGACAAAGCATTTCTGTTTTTGTAGTCTCGATTGGCTGTGTAGCTACTGCCTCCTCAAGAGCTTCCATCGTTACCGTATACCCAAGTGCCGGATTAGCCATAGCCCAGCCGTCACGATCCGTAATCTTGGCAAAAGGTGGAGCTGAGTACTCGTAATAACCAAACGATTTAGGAGGCGTACTGCGAGCGCGTTCGACAAGATCGTTTAGCACCGTACTAAAACTATCTCCGGCATTGGAGGTTATAAGTGTTTGCGCATTGGCTTTAGCTCGAGTAGTAGGAGTAGCTGCCCGGTATCCCTCCTCCGATATTTCTCGTGCCTCATCGACGTATAAAAGTGAGGCCGACCTGCCGCGAGCGCCATCTCTCGTAGCTGCGACCACATCGAGGCGGTGCCCATTTTTTAGCTCTATGGACTCGGTGCCGTTAGCAAAGCGGATCTGTTTGACCTGACGGCTTAACTCAGCTGAGCCCTCGATAGCGTAGGCCACTTGTCTAAAGGTATCTAAGGCCATTGATCTATTAGAGCTCATAATAAGCACGTTAGGGCTATCAAATAAAAACATATGCCCCAACATCATCATACGCGCGAGGTGAGTTTTGCCTTGTTGCCGGGCACATAACACGAGGCTGGTCTTACGGATGAACATATTATTTTCATCTACCGTAGTCATATCTCGAATTACAAAATCCTGCCAAGGCAAAAGCGGTAGCCCGATACTCTCGGCTAGCTGAGAGATCTCCTCGCCACGATTTGGACCCTCGAGGTAGGGACTATGTAGCCGAGGCTCAGTAGCCCCATACCGGGGAGTTATCGTCTCGGTCATATCTTTTCTAATCCTGTTCAGTTTGGCCTACACACGGACCGCTAGGGACCGTACTGGTCGTAATCGGGGAGATTAAGGTCGGAAAGGCAGGGGGGGTAGACGCTGACGCTAAAAAAACGCCTTGTGAGCGTGAACCCTTAGAGCTGTTGCAACGCTTACAGCAGGCGACCATATTCTCAAGGCTAATAGGATCTCCTCCGGATTTGATACTTACTATGTGATCAACAGTATTGGCATCTTGTCCACAGTAATAGCAGGTATATGCATCTCTTGATAGGACTAATAATCTCTGCGCTTTGTACTTCCTACTCAGCCTAGGATCGTGGCTACCTTGTACCATCTAATAGTGCCCTGTTTTCTTATGGTGTACCCAAGCTTTACACGCAGTCTTATACCTATGCTCTATGTACTTGAGCCCTCTATCAATCTGTTTATATGGATCCTTCTCTTTATACTTGAGTATCTGAGGTATCCCATATGCACTGCTCCTAGGGTTATCAGCTCTTGGATTCCATCTACTCTCTTTATGCCATAAGAGCTCTAAGCATCGATACTCTTTAGCATCTAATACCTTCATATGAGCATAGAGTTTATAGCCATTAATATCTCTTGCTGTACTTACCGCCTGAGCTGTAGGCATATTGGTAAATAGCAATAGCCCGGCCACAAGCACCAAACTACGCTTACGAGCTATACGCCTCAGCGGCTCGCCAGCGAGTATGGATGCTAGCGTATTAGTCAAGTTACTAGCCAGTATGTGGATAACTCGAGCGTATTTCCTGCGTGTCCTCCACAAGATATTAACACCTGTGGATAACACCTGTGGATAACTATTAGGCATTATTTTCATCCTCAACGTATGGCTTTGCATCATCCTCTACCTTAGCCATCCAATTCAGGCATCTATCACAGCTGGGTACGACATACATCTCATAGATACCAACCGTAATTCTTTTCCACGCAGCGCATATAGGGCATCGATAGTAATAGGTTACTTGGCTCATTTATCCCTACCCCAGCCCGTACCCTTAAAGCTGATACCCGGAGGACTGTATACCTGCCTCATCGCTAGGCCGCAACACATAGGCGCTACGTTTTCGCCAATCGGTTGAACCGAGTCATATCGGATATTACAGCTTATGCACTCATACTCATACGTCGGCATCTTTAAGATCCTCTATAAGACACACGCCCAAAACCCCACACTTTGTACACTGCAGGGTTTTCACGTATGGCGGTAGGTTATCGGTAATAATCCGCTCTATCTGATCCGTTACCTTCTTACACTTTCGGCACTCGTATTTATATGTAGTCATAGGTGTAACCTATCCTCACACTTTTTACATATCCACTGCACTAGAGCATCGCTACGTAGGTACTCGTTGCAAAGCACATCGTTATCGCATAGGTCGCAATTTGTATAGCCCCACGATCCGGCCTGCAGGTTATAAATATGGCTCATTTACGGCACTCCTTACATAACCATAATACGACCGCGCTATCTACGTCTCTGATAGCTAGGCCGCCTGCTCCATCGCTGTACTGATCGCAGTAGTCGCACTGTATGGCGTTAGTCCTAGTTACTTCCCCATCGAGGTGGATAGTCGTAGCTACCCCAGCCTTTATAAATGTCATTTCTCCCATTAGAGTTTTACCGCCTTATCTATGTGTAGTAACGCCACCTTTTTATCTATCTCCGGGCCTTTGTTAAAGGTGTTAGAGGGTAGGCGTTTAGTGATCCAAGTAACCGTTATTTTGCGTAGGTTAAACGCGTATATGCCTTTTGGCGTTGAGTTGATATAAAACGGCGTATATCCGAGATCCTGGGCTCTATCCATAAGAGACTCGTATTTATCCTTTTCTAATATCAGCTCGTCATAGTGTGAAGTACGGCATTTGAGCTCGATAGTGAGCCTGTATACGTAGCTAGTGGCATCTATGTACTCGTAGGTCTGCTCTGACTTTTGTAAATCCTCAAGATACGTACTCTTTATATAGTCAAAGAGAGACTGCTCCGTTAAACCTGAGGTTTCCATTTACCGTCGCTTGCTAGTACGTGCCATTGAGGATCACACTGAGTTGCCTTATTCTTTTCAGTGCATCGATACGCGGCCCAAGCTTTACCAGTCTTTGCGCTAGTACCCTCGGCCCATACCATCGTGCCGTGAGGGCATCGAGGAGGTTCAGGCATTAACTCGCCGCCTAGCTTGTCTTGGATTTCAGCCATAGCCGTAGCCATAGTAGGTATACCTTCTTTAGCCGCTGCCGTAGCCCAAGGATCATTAGCGTATGCCGCCTCGACCTTTGCCATATCTTGAGAAGTAGGCCGAGCGTGTTCACTTGGCGTTAAAAGACCAATAACTCTACCGTAGGCAGACGTAAGACAGTCCTCAATAAACCATTTTTTCATATTTTGCGGAAGTGTCGCTACGTTACCAAAAGCGTAATCTACGGCGCTTGGCACCGCATCCTCATACTCTCGGTAAGCCTCAGCTCTTACAAGGATCGTACCCTTATCTAAATCTATATCCTCGATAAAGGCGATTAAGCGACCGGATGGAAACTCAGCCCTAAAGCGTTTAATGCGGCTGTTTACATCCTCGTAGTTATCCATAAATCCCATTATCGCGCCGCTTCTTTATCCTTGAGAGCTTTCGCTATAGCTCTACCGCGGAGATAACCTTCGCTGTGTCCCTCTCGATATCCGAGAGTGTAAGAGGCTCTGATAAAACCGACCCCTATTGCAGTTACGCCAATTACTATTAAAAAGTCCCAGCTGTTCATATATCGCCCTTTGTTAAGGCCGATTAGGCTACTACCCGAGTAGCCCTCTCGGCGTGTGTAGTAATAGTATGAGGGCAGGCTACGACATATGACAAGTATTTAGCTGGGTGTGTCGTGTTTTACCGGATCTTTAGGCTTAGATTTTAGCCCGTTACCGGCCAGTACGCCTCCTAGAGCTCCCGTTAGGAATATGGCTAGAGTCTGTAAAAGCTGTATAAAATCTCGATCGTTAGGAGCTTGAGCCCCTACAGGCTGGGTCACAAATACCAGCGCATAAACCGCACCTCCTGTAATTACAAAAAAGGTTATTGCCAATACTGCACCTATAAGAAATATAAGGCGAGCGTGAATATCCTCAGGCGAAAGCCGTTTTTTTTCTCTAGTCATTTGGCTTAATAAGGTCCTCAGTACAGGTGCCGGTAACTTTGCATTGAGGTTTAACGCACTCAGGCTTTTCCCAGTTCTCGAACTCTTGGCACTCATATCTCACCCATCCATCGTAACCGCACCCTGATAGGAGTAGAATCCCCGCGATCGCCCCTATCAGGGCCCGGATCATTTAGCGCCTAAGCCGTATTGCTTCTCGCTTGGCTGCACAGCTTTAAGTAGTGGACCTACTAAGCCTGCGATAAACGCATTAGCTAGTACTTTAGGATCTGTAATACCGGACATATAAAGCGCCGCTGCACTTGCTAAAGCTGCACGTGCATATGATTTACCGGCTGCGATTAGTTGCTCTTTCATTTGTTGCTCCTTAGTGCCCTTAAGGATTTAGATAATTATAAGCCTAAACTCTCGATTAAGGCTTTAGCCTTGCCGGGTTTTACCTCTACCTCAAAGTGCATATCATCCGGTCTGTTCTTAAAATCGCCGCCCCACTTGAGGCCATACTTTTTAGCAAGCGCCCGAATCATAGGTACTTTTTCAGCTGGGAAGGTGTCGAACTTGCCTAAAGGGTGTTTAGTCGCGTTGAGATCGATAGCTGTACCGGATGAGTGGCAGCTTAATTTATCTGTAGTGCCGCGTACCGTACGAAAAGCGTAGCCCCAGTCATCAAACGTACCCTTATCTATTGGCTCTATCAGCTCGTGGAATTCAGCCGCAAAGGCCGCCAAGAGTGGGCCCACACTCTCAGCGCACCTTAGCTTACGATCCGTACCCTTTACTGGGTAGGACTTTATTTTAATTTCCTCAGGATCCTTAGAGGCTGGGTAGCCGTTATAGCTTTTTAGCATTATGAGAGTAGTAACTTCGCTTCATCGGCTGTTAAACCCAAACGCTCTAGTAAAGCTGCTTTTGTTGCGGCGGTAGTTGCGGCGGTAGCTTCCTCTTGTGCGTTAATAGCTTTAATTGCATCTGCTATTTCTTTTGCGGTTGGAGCTTGGCCTTCAAGCTGGGCCCACTCGATAGAGGAGTAATCATCCTCAATAAAAGAGTATTGAGCTCCGGGTCTTAATACTGCGATTGCTTTAACGATATCTGCAGCTTTCATTTATGCACCGATTTCCATTAGTACGATATTTGACTTGCCGCCATCCCATTGAAGGTAAGCAGCGCAGTTAGATTTAGCTTGTGTTTTATATGTTGTGGCAGAAGTGGTGTTTGGTGAATCTAGGTATTGCATATTTACAGAAGCTAGCAAGCCTCGGTTGCCTGATGCAGGCCCAACAATGGCTAAAGAATTCTGAGTCGGGTGCTGCTCATAAACCGCAGTCGATGTACGAACTATCTGAGTACC